TACCATCATCTATAATAATAGAATCGATATTGCGTTTGAGCTCGCGTTCGGCCCAGGCATCTAATTTTTGTTCTTGGGTCATTTTATTACATAATGGGAGATCATGTAGCCCAACGCTGCCATTAATACTCCAATGGAGCCCACGGCCCAGTTGATCAGTTGATTGTTGCGCTGATTGTTCATTTTGGTCACTGTTTCATGTATTTCTCGAGCAGTGATTTTAACAGAGGAAACGTCGGTTTCTAAATTCTCAAGTTTGAGCTCCAGGTGGCGATAACGCTCTGCACACAGTTCAACGTGTGCTTCAAGACTTTTCTTTTCAATGTCGGTGGTGTCAGCCATGATTACTCCAATGCATTATTTACCGCAATGAACCAAATGTTTTGATTGTCACCTGACGTGGCGATAGTGGGAGTCATGCTGGGTTGTTCGGTAAGATTCAGCATCATCGGAATCCCTTCACAATCTTGTTTGAGGCCGGCCAGGGGATCTGCATTGCCATGCATTGCAAATACACCTTCTGATTCAGATCTAAACTCAAACTCCCATACAGAGTCTTTTTTAACAGGTACAGAGAGATCAACGGGTTGTGTTCGCAAACTTATAATTTGCAAGAGTGTTTCCCAATTGCGTTGTTGGTTACGCGAATGATTCCAGGCGGGTTGATTGTGTACGGTTTGTCCGGCACGATCCACAAAAGGAATTTCACTTGATCTGTAGTGCCCGGTCACACCAGTAAGGCTACAATCAAAAAGGGTACGGCATATGATCTTCATTCTGTGAGTATTTAACGCCAAAAAGAAACCCTGGAGTTTTTACTTCCAGGGTTGCTGTGGGTCTAAACTGATTACAGGTTAGTGAAGCTGGCTGTAGCACTCACGTTGGCAGTTGGAATGCCAATGTTTATACCACCAGTTGCGTTGGCTACTTGAGCCGCTGTAACCAAAGTGGTTGTGGTGTACGCACCGCTTGGATAGATAGCCAAGCTGATTGTACCAGCTGTAGCACCAGCTTGATAAAATGCAATAGTACCAGTCTGTTGGATAGATTGCAACACATTGTTCAAGTAACCGTTAACGTTACCAGCGTTGGTCAACGCTGCGTTAGCTGTCAAAGTGAAGAAGTCAAGTTTTGGACCTTGGATCTGAACTGGACCTTGAGCTGCTACGTTAGCTGTTCCTGCGATGGAACCGTTTGCAACATCAAGTGCGAATGACGGTTGTGTAGTACCGTTTACTTTTGTAAATACTGCCATGATAAATTTCCTTTAAGTTAGTGAGACATTTAGTCTCTGCTTTTATTTAGTCAGTTTGGGAAAATCACGCCTGTTGCGGATTATTTCTCTGTCTATTTTGAGCCGCAAATGCATTGGGATCAAATCTATTTACCGCTTTTGCATAGCCCACGGGGGTGGCCATGACCCAGCCTTCTTGTCCTGGATGTTCTGTGTCTGCTTGCTGTAACAAGTGCATTTTGACATCATGTAGCAAGTTAAATGCGTTAAATGCCGCTGCCAGGGCAGGGGTATTAGAGCTTGGACTGTTCAAGTATTCCACAATATTGCGATACTTTTGTGGAGTAACTTTGGTCTCTAGCCAAGTGCCAAATTCAGGCAATAGTGTGGCACCGTTGAGTGGTGCGCCGACTTTGGTGTTGATAAAGTCCACACATAGTTTTGCTAGGTCTGTGATCTTGTGTGCCCGCAATTCAGCAGGATTAAACAGCGTATCAATTGCTCGACCTTGAGTTTTAATCAATTGTTTCAGTTGCTTTTCAGCCGTGGTTTCAGTTTCAAGTGCTCGAGGACTTGCTGGTCTCTCCAACATCAGTCCCGGAACTTCGTTAAACTTTACTCCGCTCAAGGGCTGACGTGCATCGCCTGCATCTGCATACATTGAGTGTATGGCAATACCAATGTTGCTGGCACCAATTCGTTGTCCCAGTGAACTCTTGACAGGAATTTTATATTCCACTGTGTTGGGACGGAACACATAGTTGCCTGCTTCCACGGGAGGAGTTGACATGTACAACAAGTCACCTTTGACATAGCCACGGAAGTTAGGCGGTAGTGCGGCTTCCAATACAGGAAACAACTGTGCATACAAATTAATAAGTTCAGTTCTATCACCTGAGCGTGTGCTTTGAATTTTAGCCATCATTTCAGGACTTGTAGCAAGACCATCGTAGCCTTTGGCTTCGAAACCTGATCCATCTGTTAGCACAAACTCACCTGTGGCAGGTTTGCGTCCAAATATCACAGCAGGCTTGCCGTCCCACTTGGCGGTGACTGTCTTGGGTTGCTGAGTAGCATGGCTGACAATTTCCAGTGCGTCTTTAATACCTTGTGTGCCACGACGGAACACCAGATCTTCAAGGTGTTCAATACCTTTGGCTCGGCCACCAACTCCTGCTTGTTCAGCTTCCACAAGAGCAACATAGCCACGGTTTACAATACGATCACGTAGGCGTGCCAGGAAGTTAGCGTCACTTTCTGCCACACCCATTTCAGGTTCTTTTACACCCTCACGTGAGATGTACTCACGAAAGTCAGCTAGTTTGGCATCACGATCAGGATCCATTGCCAGGGCTTTGTAAATGCTTTCCACAGTCATCAATTGATTGCGTTTGTACTGTGGGGCCAGCATTATACCAGCAGCTTGATCTGGATCCATTGTGATTAACTTTTCTGTCTGGCGACTGGTAATACCCTTGGCACTTGCCTTGAGTCCCAGTGCTTTGGCAATGCTTGACATCAAGACGTTACGGAACACACCTTTGTAAGCTGATCCTGTGCCACCACCCAGCCAGAATGTGCCCCATTCTAAATTGGGCATGAACATAAAGTCTGTTTGCACATAGCCACGCTTGGGATCACCTTGTATGGGTGTTTTGAAATGCACTGCTTCGCCTGTGAGTCTGCACCAGTCTCGGGGGTCTTGTTTGTTCTTTGCGGCCCAGGCATCAAGTATGCCCTTGAGTTCGGCCTTGGTTATTTCGTTGGCATCCACAGCAAGGTCTAGATCACCTGAGTCGGGTTTCTTACCAGTTGAGCCCAACCACTTGACAGGAACGCCTGCTTCATCTCGATCATGTGATAAATCAAGTCCCGTGACAGTTTCCAACCAGGCCACTGTGCTGGCAATGTCTGCTTGACTGATACGTTGTGTTACGGGCCGGCCTTGTGCGTCTTTAAAAACATTGCCACCTTCGTTAAGATACATCATGCTCGTAATCCAAATATTTCTTTAAAGGCTGCATCATTTGCAGCGTCTTGTGCCAACGCCAACATTGATGTAAGCTCTGTATCAGTTAATTTTGTTTGTTGTCCAAATTGTTTAATCAAAGGAGAAGCTGTTGTTGCAGGTATTTTTTTATCAAGAATTGCTGTTGCAACTCGAGCCCCGTCAGGGTTACTAATGGCTTGTCTAATCTTCACGATATCCCCGTCGTCTAATCGTAACGAATCGGCCAATTTTGTGGCTCCTAGGGACATTGTTATTACACTGCCAGATCTGCTGTCATAGGCTCTTACGTTCTGCGCCGGCAAAATACCGTCGCCTACCAGTTTGATCCAACTATTAGACATTGTTTTGGGATCAACACCCTGCACTGTGGCGTCGAAAATAGACTCTATATATTCATTGATTCTACTAATGATTTCTTGACTTCCAGCTTTGGCAACAGGGTCGCTAATGTTGTTGGCCATATTACTATAATCAAATCCTGCTCTTTGACCGCCAATCATTTTGTTGACCAATGCTCGTAGTTCAGTTTTCAATGCATCAGTGCTGGGTGAGGTAATTGTTTTAACACTGGTGGGAGGGTTGCCCATAGAATCTCTACTATTGGCCAAGAAGTTTCGCACAGTTTCTGCCCAGGCGGCCTGCATGCTGGTTGCAAGTGTTTTGGCCGCTGGACTGTTTACCATGCTTGCAAACCCTTGCTCACGACTTTGAGCAGGACCAGCTTGCGAGGTTACATCTGTTCCCACAGCTTTGTTTATTGCTTGTTTGCCAGCTTGCATGGCTATACCGCCGGCTGCGGCTGCAAGAGCTCCACCAATACCTTCGTTGACTCGGCGTGGTCGTGTTAATTCATGAATCTGCATTTGTTCTCCTAACTGAACGCGAGAACT